TAGCTTTCATGACACCGCCTCTGCGTTTACCAATTGTTTTTTTAGCCTTTTTAACATCTGTCACTGTCATTCTATCTTTACCAGCTTTTTCTTTAGCTAATTTAATACCCAACAATGTGGCAGCATTTTCTAAATCCTTCAATGTCACTCTATCTTCACCAGCCATTTTTTTTGCTTGTTTATAAACAGCTGTACTACCAACTATATCGCCATCTTTCGCTTTCATGATACCACCAGCTTTACGCTGACCAAATCTACCTGAAGCAGGTGTAGGAGCTTTGTTCTTTCTCTTTGCAGCACCAGCACCAGCACCAGCACCAGCACCAGCAGCTTTAGATTTAGTAGTATCACGTTTACCTTCAACGATAGTAGCTTTAGATACCTTATCTTCAACTCTGCTAGCTGATGGACCTTTCATTTCATGTTTTTTAGCGGCTTTGTATTTTTTACCTTTAAAAGTAAATATTGTGCCTGGACCTTTTGCTAGAGCAACAGAAAATGCTTTACCGAAACCACTTAATGCTTTTGCTTTACCTGCTGGTCCTGCATCACCTGCTTTACCACCAATTCTTGGGTCTATTGTAGTTCTGCTTCTAGCACCACCTGCAAGATTATATTGTGGACCTTTAATTCCTTTTTTACCTGCTGGTCCAGCATCACCTTTAGTTCCACCTATACGAGGATCTATTGTTGTTCGTTTTAATTTACCGCTTCCTTTATTACTTGGTCCTACTGCCATGATCGCCTCCTAAAATTGTATTAATCCACCATAGTATTTTTTATCTATGGTTCTTACATTAACTGGTTTTGGGCCAGTATTACCCGCCTGCCTTTTTCGTTTTACCGCAGAACGTTTCTGCGATTTACTCATCCTTGCTGCTTTAGCAGCTGGAACGCATTTTGGGTATTTACGTTTTGAGGTCTTTGCATTTTTACGACCACATGGTTGATATTTGCCGTCCTTTTTAGGAGCACCGATATCTACCCAATTTTCGTTAGCCCAATCTTTTAAAGCACCCATTACTTAATCAAATCTCCGTAGTAGTCAGATACAAAAGAACCATTTTTAGCGCTTTTGATTTGACCTTTACAGACTTTGCTTGCGTACATATTAGCGTATGCTGATGGGTAAACATCAAATTTACGCTTTGCTGCTGCTTTACCTTTTGGACAAATTTTTCTTCCTTTCTTAGCCATAATATGAGTTTATCAGTTTTAATTCTAGCTATCTAGACCTTGCTTGTTTCTTCTTTTTCTTCTTCTTTTTTTTCTTTTTCATAGGTGGTTTAGATATTTGTTGTGACATTTGAGATCTTGTTATTGACATCTACTATACCTCACTTTACCGTTTTCATCTTTTTCAGCTAATAAATATTCACTTCTATTTCTTTCACCTACATATGAAGCATGCACCCAACCAGAATTAATCTCATCAGGATTGTGAAATTCAAGAATAACTTGATCAAAAGATAAATTTTCGTTAATAAAATCTGCTAATTCTTTATTTGACACACCAGGTATTTCAAAGTCTGCAGCTTCACCTTTGCAATGTTGTGATCGAGAAGAAGAACCAATTTGCATACTTACTTGAGGGGAACGATAGCCAGAACTTATCATGACTGGCTTTTGAAAATAATCTCTTACAGGTTGTAAAATATTATCGCAAAGTTTTTGTAAGCTATCAATGTGTTCCTTGTCGGGATTGTTATCAAAACCACATCGTTCAGCTGTTTGCGATTTAGTTAATTCTGCAAGAGAAAAATTATCAGTCAGCTTCATACAAAAATAAATAAAATTATTAAAATAATTATAATTATATCTCTTATCTTACAACTTCCACAAGTCCAACTGTCTTTATATTTTGTCCACAGTTTATCTACATATTTAAACATTTTTGTTAACATTTCCATCTTCTCCTCGCTTGGCATATGCGCTTGTTAGGTGTTTTACGACAGTTTACATTGTGCATTTTTGCTTGACCAGCACTTCTTGCGCAAAATGATTTTCTTCGTTTTGCCGCTTTACTACCTTTCTTTACATCACCTGTAACAGCAGTTTTTAATTTACTGCCAGGATTCATACGACGGTACGCTTTGACACCAGCTTGTGTCATTCCGGCACCTGATTTAGTAGATCTATAATTTCTTTTATTACGAGCAGGCATGCCTCCCTTAGAGAAGCCTACCAACTCATTTGTATACTGTTCTACACTAATATCCATTTTTAATCGTAGTTTTTAATAAATTCTGCAATGACTGTGTAAGTATTACCTGAATCAGCTGCACCCGGTACAACAAAGTTAACATCACTTTGGTTTGAGTTAGATGAAGTGTTAGCAGGAATACCACCAAATTCTCTTAAATCCCAATAACCTGAATCAACTAATGTGACAATAGGAATATCGCCATCTGAATCTTCAAAGTCTAATCTAGCAAAAGAATCACCACCATCACCATTGGCACAAGACCACCATATTCTTTGTGGGCTTACTGTTGTGACGGATTGTCCATTTTTGTTATCTGCTAATGCAGAGACATCTGCAAAGACTGTGGTACCACCTGTACCATCTGATTGATTGACTATCTTGATAACTACTCTCTTATCGTTTTGTTGTAAGATTGTAGGTCCTGTTACTGTATCTGCCATGTTTCCCTCCTTAATTAAGAAACTAAAATAGTGCCTCCGAAGAGGCACTTAAATCATATTACGCTGCGTAACCTTTAAGTTCAATTAATAATTTACCAGCGGTGTAGTCTGCATCTGTTGCAGCACCAGTTGTTAAATATAAAAACTCATCAGCGGCAGGCACGGCTGTAAAGTATACTTTACTGCCCAGTGTTGCATCACCAGCGTTAACTAATAATGTTTCAGTTAAGTCGCCAATGGCTCCGTCTTCAACCCCTGTGCCTTCTGTCGCAGAATGTACATTGATATCAGGATCACCGCCCGCAGGTGCTTCAAAACATTCCATACTACCTGTTAGAATAGTACCGTTTGTTGCCGCAACAATTTGACCAATGTGACACACTAAAGATGTGCCATTAACACCAATGATGTCGCCAGAACCTGTTGATCTTAAACCTGTAAGGTCAATTAAAATTTGTGTTGTAATAATACCACCTTCTCTAATAACAGAACTTCTGTAAACAGTTCCAGTACCTGTGGTAATACCTGTACCAGCTTCTACTGACATTGTATTTGCATCTAATGATGCTACACCAGTTGAGCTAATACTTGCTTGTGTTGTCCCATCATCCTTAGCACTAATGACTGTAAAGCCACCGACTGATCTGACTGGACCACTAAATGTTGAATTACTCATATACATCTCCTAAATTAATGAATACAGTTCATAGGTAAATCGACTATACACGTCTGTATTCAGTTTATTTGTATAGTAGCTTAATTATACCCAAAAAAAAGGGGACTCGAAAGTCCCCTTAATCTTTCCTCCAAATTACTACTTACGCAGCACCAGGAGAACCGAATATTCCTCTAGGATCAGAGAACCCAAATGAATATCTTTCTCTTGCTTTAAATCTTACATTACCTGTATCGAAGTCACCTTCCATAGCAGTTTTGATTGGTGCTCTAACAAACTGTTTAAGTCCATTAGGTGCATCAGTCATAATGAAGAAAGCATCAGTATCAGTTAAGTAATGATTAACTCTGTAGCCTTGTGGGATCATGCCCATTGAAGCCATAGCATTAATATCGTTATCTGATGTACCGACACGCTGAGGTGTTTTCAATATTCTTTCCGCTGTGAACTGAAGTTCTTTTGGAATGATTAATTTAGCACCTTGTAAAGCAACTTTTAGACCTCTTTCATCAACAAATGCAGCAATATCGATAAGAGATTGCTCAATAGATGTTTCTGATAGGTCAGCAGCTGTTGACAACTCGTTAGCAAATGTACCGCCGTTTGTTAGAGGGTGTACAGCTGAACATAGTTCAACTCCGTCACCACCTGTGAAACTTGAGTTAAAAGCATTGTTAAGCACGTTAGCAGCTTTCACTTGTTTAGTGTTAGCCATTGAACGAGCCAATGCTCTTGTGTAACGACCTGCTAATCTGTCGTATAAATTATCCTCAATTGCTTCTTCTGTAATAGCAAAAGCCATTGCGATAGTTTCGTGTGTGTACCTCGATGTATAACCTTCTTGTGCGGTATCAAATGATACACCTTCACCTTCAGATTTTACAGGAGCCGAACCGAAACCGGATAGGATCACTTCTTCTTCAAAAGCTCTATCAGAACTTTCCGAATCAAAGATCTCACTATGTTCGTTTTCGTATCGGTTATACTCTAGTCCAAAAAGAGCGTTAAGCCCAGGCTCTAACTCTTTGACTAGTTGGGATCTTGAAATAGCCATAGTTAACCTCCTAAGCTAGACCGGCACCTTTTTGGCCGAATATGTGGTTTTGAATGATTACGCGCACATTGGTTGCATCAGCACCGACATCGCTATTTTCAGGATCTCTTGAAACATCGATCGCTTTAATAGGTAAGCCGGCAGTTGTTGCGCCAGTAGTTACATCTAATTCAGCACCGGATATACCAGTTGTTGTGCTTCCAGCTGATGTGTAAACGATATCAAAGTTACCGAATAAGTCAGCTATAGGGAAAGCAGCATCTGCTTGAATTTCGAAAATAACCATTGGGTCATCAATTATAAACGCTTCTATATCAGAAGCATTTGTGCTCGCAGGATAAAAGTTGGAAAAAGTTTCTTTTCCAGTGGATGGGTCTGTGTAGCGACATCCGTTAAAAACACCTACGATTGGAACTGTACCGCCATCGGCATGTACTTCAACAGTTCCGCCAGTGACTTGCATTACCATATCACCTTTGAAAATTGCTGTTCCATAGTTCGCAGCTATTCTATAACGAGTTTGTCCTCCAGTGTAGGGTGTTCCACCTACTCTGCCTACCGGACGCATTCCAAATGCAGAATCTTGGTTTGCCATAATTAAACTCCATAAAATAGTTAAACAAATGTGGTTACAAAAGCTAAAAAATTAAGACTTTCTGTTACCACCAAAAGTTACACGAGATTGTCTGTCAATATTAACAGGCATCTCTGGTCGTTGTTCCTTTAGAATGTCGTTATCAACTGCTTTAACTTGGTCAGCAGTAATTCCTTGAAAATACTGCTTGCGTTGCTCGACAATTTCTTCTGGTATCCTTGCCAACACAAGGCCTCCAACCCCGATTAACCCCTGATGTTTGCCTTCATGGATTACTGGATAGTCATGGTTACCGATTTCATTCTCAACTTCTTCAGCTCGAACAAATTCCCAACCTTCTCTGAGTTTTTTAGAAACATTACCTGAATCCATAAAACCCACACTTTCTACCCTAATCCACCTATGACAATAACCTTGCGGTGCAGGTGGTGCATCTAGACTTGATGGTGGCGCCCAAGGTTTATTACGAATATCCTTTTTCTCTTGGCTCGCGCGTGAGGTTTTCTTTACTGTACTTTTAGTCATAATCTACTCCTTCACGAATTTCGCGTATTCTTCTAGTGGCACCCCTAATTTTTTAGCTATCGCTACTTGTGAACGGGTGAGTTTCACGGTTCTGCGTCCTTGCTGTTTACGCCCCGCCGAGGCAACAGTTTGAACGGGTTTTTTATCTTCGACAAATTTATGAGGGAAATATTCTCTCATAGTCTTATCTATTTCATCATAGTATTCATCAGAGGTTGGGTCAACACCCTGTTGAACAAGTTCTTTATGTTTTTCAACAGCAGCACCCGTCATAACAGTATCATTGTTAAACCAAGTATTTTTACTAATCCAATTTTCTGCTTTTGGATCTACTGCTGGAGCTTGAGGAACAGCTTCTTCCGCCTCAAGCTCTTTTACTTCTTGCTCTCTTTGAGCTAACTTAACTCTAGCTTTTTCTTTTTCAATTGCTAGTCTTGTCAACTCATCATTAGCCTCAACCATTTTATCAACGTCGCCATCAGCTGTTGCAGTCGCTAGTTTAGCTTTCACTTGTTCTCTTTGAGAATCAACTCTTGCATCAAACTCTTTTAAATGATTATCCTCAACAGAGTTTAAAGTGGATTTAGTTGAATTATATTTGTCTTGTAAACCTTTAGCATAATCAAGAGCAGCTTTTTCTCTTCTTTCTGCTTCTCTCATTTTACGAGTTAGTTTATCAATTCTTTTTTGCGTTTTTTCTGATACATCTTGTAAATTATCTTCACTTTTAGGCTCTTCGATAATTTCAGCTTTATCGTTATTAATTGGATCTGTGTAACCTAAATCAACCTCAGGGGTTGCGGTAGATTCTTCAGTTGTAGAAGGTTGTTCCACATCAATAGAACTTTCTTCAATACCATCAGTATCTAATTCAACATCTTGTACTTGTGCTTCTGACATATTTTACTCCTAAAATAGTGCGAGGATATCCTCGGGTTTTTCAATTGTACCTATAATCTCATCATCATTAATAATTCTGTGTTCACCAAAACTAGTTTTAAATCTTGCTCCAGCATATCTACCGATTACAACAAACTGGCCTTCTTTACACCAAGGTGTTAAAAATTTTTCTGTGTCTGTGTAGCACATGTTACCCATTTTTACCACATATCCAACTACTGAGGTCATTTCAGAAGTTTCTAATGTTTGTTCTGATAATGCGATACCACCTTTAGTTGTTTCAGCCATTTTCCACATTTTAAGTAAAATACGATAACCAACTGGGTCAGGTAATCGATTCATGTGTTTTATATAGTCTTGTGTTGGTTTTGGAACTTCTTTTTCAGACGGTGAATTGACTTCATCTTTAATGTAGTCAGGTTTTATGATGTTTGACTTACTTGTCATGTATTCTCCTCATTTTTTTGCAGGTCTTTTAAATCCTGAAGCAGTGCTTCATATGCACCGATCTTGCCTTTAGCATATTGTAATTGTTCTAAGTTGTCTACCCCATATACGATATGATCTTTAGTTTCATCAACTCTTTTTCTAATAAAGTGAATCAGACTTTGAATTGTATCTGGATCGTGCATTTATTTTTTCTTCTCTGGTGCGTATAAATTATTAAATGTGTATTCCCAATCCATGTAACTGTCGTGCGCTTCTGCTTTATGTGTCCATTGTGATGGAATAAAATCTGGTGGACCATTCCCAGTCACCCACATAGCAGGTGAAGTCACGCGTACGCGATTATTAGGTAAGGCTACAAAACAACCTTTCCACGGACCTTCAGTCAATGCTAGTACATGTGATTGTTTATGTTGTGCTGGATCATCTGCTATTTCACTGTTTGTGTAATCTACAGTAAAATAATATTTAGCAGTATAGAATTCGTTTTCAATTCGAGCTAACCAAGGACTTGAACTAGTTCTATCAAAAATTACAATTGAATGATCTCTAGAAGATACATCCCAAGGTTGAGCTATATGTGTTGGCATGGGTGGTGGTATTTCATCTAGTGGTTCATCTTCGACCAATGCAGTAATTGGCATACGCGCCCACATTGCACCACCATGCGGATTTTCCAAACGATTCTCTTCATCTTCACAACCAGTAAAGATAACTTGAAAACTTAAACAACGATCTGGGATACAGTTAACTGCGATAACATAACAGTGTAGAAACTCACCGTGATAAGCACGATGGTTATGTGTAAATTCTTTTCTGACCCATGCCTTTAAAACTAAAGGTATGTTCGATATTAAATGTGACAAATTTAACCCTTTGTTATTTTGTATCCCATTTTTCTAGCAGCTGCTCTTAAACCGGCAACTGACATTTTAGCTCCGCCTTTAGCATAACCTTTTGCCATCTTACCACCCATGGCTTTCATCATTTTAGCTCCGCCTTTGGCATAACCTTTAGCCATTTTACCGCCTCTAGCTTTTAATGGTTTTGCTGGTTTTGCTGGTTTTGCTGGTGTTAATCCTTTTTTCACTTTTGGTCCTACTGCCATGCCTGCCTCCTAACGTTTAAATTTACCGATTGATTTTAAACCAAAACTGGCACCAATGGAAGCCATTATAGACCATTGTAACCATTCTGGAAATGTAGCTAAAAACTCTATGCCCCTAGCAACATAGGGTTGAAAATAAGGTATAAAGCTAAAAATTATTATAGCAATAAAACAAATAGTCCAAGCTTCATCCTTCCACGAATCATCACTTGCCTTTGCCATAGCGGTTTCCCATTCGACCTTACCTTCCGCCACCTTTTTTTGCACTGCAACTTTAGCATCAATCTCTGCGATTTTTAAATTACTTTTAGCAACCGATTCTTTACTCTTGTGTTCAAAATAGCCCCCTACAGCCTTCGATAATCCAGATACAATTAAACCTACCATTATTTGACTCCTATAAATTTTTGACCTTTGACTTGAATAGCACTAACTCCTTTGTAAGGACTTTTTGCACCTACATCACGAAATGGACAACCACCGTTTTTTAAACCTTGTGGGTTTGGTCCTCGTTTAGGTGGTACTGTTTTACTTAGTTTTTTCATCTTTACCAGTGTCCTGTTTCAATTTATCACGCATGATATCTAATTTATCATCTGCGACTCGTATTCTTTCTTTACCAGCATCTTCACTGTCTTCACGTTCCATTTTATCTAAATCAATTCGTTGGTCAAACTCATCTGCTTTTCTCTGTTCTTGCACTAAGAATTCTTCACCCTTACGTTGCATGTCAGCAGCACGCATATCTAACTCTTGTTGCTTCAATCTAACCAATGGATCATCAGCAGGCTGCTCTTGTTCAACTAATTCTTCTGTCAATACTTGTATTCTTTCTGCATGCACGCCATCAAAAATCTGCCTAAACCCTTCTGGATCAGTTTGTTGTAGTTGCATTACATCAGGTTGTTCTTTTTGAATTAAAATTAAAGATTGAGCCTTAGCTTTGAAAGATATGTGTTCACTAATGTGTGCTTGTAATAAAGCATACACTTGTGGGTTCATTTGTACCATTCTGGTTTTCATAAACGCCATGTGAGCAAAAATATGCGCATCATGGTTTTGAAACTCAAATACTTTAAGAGGTTTCATAGCTAAAGCGTCTGCATTTTCTAATGCAGGGTCTTTTGGTTGCGGTTCTTCTTGTTTTTTAAGCAAAGTGTTAATGTCTTTTGTACCTAATGCTGCATAAACACGACGATATGCTTCATGTATATTGTGCATTTGCGGATTTGACTGAGCAATTTGCAATTGTGTCTGTGCTAAAGTCACTCTTTGCGACATTGAGAAGATATTTGGATCTGCAACCGGTATTACATCAACTTCTGGACTAAAATCAGCCTGTTTTACCATTCGATCACCACCATAAACCGCATATGGGTACACTGGAGGCAGATATGAAGCAAAAACATTGTTCAAAAGTCTAAATTCTTGTCGCATTGCGTAGTAACAACGCTTATGTATGGCACTCATGACCCTTGAACCACGTTCTAAAAGAGCAACAGTCGTACCAACTGCTCTATTTTTACCATCTTCACCCACTTGCATGTCTGCAATTGCTGCAAAACGCTGTCCAGCTTGTACTACAAAGCCTAAAAGTTGAAATAAAGTTTGACTTGGCTCTTTAAATGGTAATTGCATGAAAGAATCTTGTATTCTTCCACCAACAATATCAACATCTCTGAACTCACCTGGTTGAAAGGGCTGATCATCATCACGAATACGCATACCACGAGTTTTAAAACCAGCTGGTAGGTTAGCTAATGTACCTGCATCTAGTAATTGTCTTAACGATGCAGTAGCGGTCTTGCTCAAACCACCAATCATGTGTATTAAACCAAAACCATAGAAACCTAAACCAGGTAAAAATTTGTAATGCACAAAAAATTCTTTGCGTTTAAGTAATGGATCATCAGGTTCAAAGTTACGATAGATAGATAATATTTCTCTTGAACCTTCGTCTAAAGTTACAATGTAAGGTATCTTTATATTTTTTTCATCGCTCTTGTTTTCAGGATCTACTAAATCTAAATCAACATGCATTTCTAAAACATTAAATTGGTAATCACCGTCGGCATCACCTGAACGATTTTGACCACTTAACTCATTGTATTTATCTTGCACTTCACTATCTTCCATGCGACTAGGTAGAATATCTACATCACGATAAAATCCTATTTGTTGTTTTTTTAAAATATCGTTTTCGCTCATACGAACTAGATGTGTAATACGCTCACAGTCTTTTAGGTCTGTAGCATAGTAAGGCACGACTAAATCTTCCGCAGGTACAAATTTTGATATTGCTCGTTGTAATACATCATCAAAATAAACTTTTTTAAATGCAGATCCAGCAAGTGGTAAATAAAATAATAATTGATCAAAATCAGGAGTGTATTCTTCCATCTCCTCAGTAATCATATAGTTCATAAATTCTTCAACACGTTGTGCTTGTGCTTCTTTTTCTGGTGTCAAAGCACCAACGACTTTTGAACTAACCGGTCCATCAGAAGGTAACAATTCTTTGTAAGCTTGCGCTTGAAATTGAGTCACTGATTCAGCAAGCATTGGATGAGTCACTGAACTAGCGCCTTGAAAAGGACCGCTTTCATTATTGTATTTAAAACCTAGTAAATCTAAACCAGAAGTGTACGACTTTTCCCAATCACTTCTTGATTCTTTGTCTTTTTTGTAATCGGCGAGTAATTCATTAGCCATACCAGCTAGTATTCTTTCATCCATACCTTCAGCAAGATTGACATAAAAATCCTGAGCCTCTTCTTGCACTTGCTCTGGTTCAACAGCTTCATCTGTAATTTCTACATCAACAGGTTCAACTGCATCTACTTCTTCTTGCGTTACTTGAATATTGTCTTCAACAGCCATGATTAAGTCACCTTTGTTTTTTTGTTTTTTCCTAGTTTACATTTAACTTGCACATATTTCCCAGTTTTTGCACTCATAGGAATAGCAGTAGGGATAGCACCTACTTTTTTTAACGGGTTAAACCTTGCTGTGCTGTTAGCAAGTAACCTTTGTAGCGATTTGTTTTTAGCAGCTATTTGCCTAATACCAGCAGTGGCTTTCTTCTGCTTTCTTTCGCTGTATAATTCTTTTAATCTTGGGTCTATTTTTGTCATATTAAAATTCTACCACTTAAATATATCAACTACCAGACCACCTGTTTTCTTATATAACTTAAAGGGTTTACTCTTCATTTCAGGGGTTATTTTTAAGCCAAATACTGGGTAATATAGTTCTGGATCATCAGCGTCCATTTCAACTATTCTCCCGCTTTTTTGTCTAGTAAATCTTTCCGCTTCAAGTCTAGTCTTAAATGCAGCAAGATGCTCCGTATTAGCATAAGTAAAAGTTTCTTCGCCAGCGTCAAAACCACCATCCTGTATTACTTTAAATCGTTTTTTTGGATCTGATTTAGCCACTTGAATAGTTTTAGCTTCAGATTTATATTGTTTTGCTAAGTCTTTTAAAATTTTAGGATAAGTTGCTGTTTGGTTTGGGTTAGTTTTTTTACCTTGGAGTTCATAATTTTTGTAACCGGCTGTACCTCTAGCATTACCATAGTTTAATAGACTACCCAATTGTCTGTCTGGTCTTTTTTTCAAAGAAACCATTTCAGCTGGATTGATAGCTACGTAGTCAACATCATTTCGTGCAGCTTGTTTGACTAAATATTTTAATCCGTGCGCGCCATAACCTCTTTCAGTATCCAACATAGGTTGGAAATGTACAGAAGATTCGTTGTATTTTCTTTTTAAATCTTCTACGCTCATATTACCCGTTTTAGGATCTTTTTGCATTGCACTTATTTCATCAAACTCTTTAGATAATTTTGCATATTCTTTTGATGCCGCTGTATCAAATCTACCGGTAAGCGCTGTTTGATTTGCTATTAAATCTTCCATTTCATAATATTTTTCTACACGTCTGTCTTTAAAAAGTGATTGTAAAAAATCAGCGTTAGTTGGATTTATTCTTGGCTTATCGTATTTTGGATCTACTACATCTCTATTGCTTTTTAATATTTTATTAGCTGACTGTTGTACATCTGCTTGCAGCTCATCCAATACATAAACTTTTTCATTAGAGTTGCCCTGTAAGGATCGTTTACCATAACGAATGTGATACAACTGATTATCTGCAATATTGTCATAGTGTTTATTTCTAGGTTTTTGAAATTGAGATCCAAACAAACTTTCACCGGTAGGTCCACCTTTAGGGTTTTTAAAATAAATTAAATCTTCAAAATATTCTTCTGGACCATAAAGACGATAATTTGCCTCTTGGCTGTATCTGACCGAATTACCCATACCTATTTCTTTTTGTAGCACACCAACAAAATTGTCAAATTTATTCATTAAAGGCCCAAGGGTACTATCAAACGGTATACCCAAATCATCAAACCTTTCTTTTTTAACACTTAACCCACTAATGGCTCCTCTCATTGTGTTTAAAAATTCACTATCAAGTTCTTTACCTGGAGTAGAACTAGCACCAAAATTCCTAGCTTTAAAATCAGTACCTTTGGAGTAGTAGTATCCAACTAAGTCATCAAGGTCTTCTTGTAGCCTCACTGCATCTGCATTGATGGGTACATTAGGATTCTTTTGCCTAGCTATATCATTTTTATTAGCTAGGTCATCGACTTGTTTTTTTACTCTTGCTATTACATCATCAAACTCATCAAAAAAATCTTCGGCTGCTGGTTTAAAATCTTGACTATAGCCCATGCGAATATGTGCGGTGTTGTGTGCTGGAGATTTAGCTACCATCTCTAATAATGTTTTTGCCGATACCGGTACCTTTTCATCTTGTGCCAGTTTAAGGTAACCACCTATTAAATTATTTTTCTCATCAAAGTAAGCTATGTTGGTATCCGCTAACTCATCTCGCGTTACATTTAATTTTACGTCACCTATCTTACCGACTTGTCCTTTTTTAAAATAATCTGCCCACGCTTGAGCTGGTGCTTGATAACCTTTTTTTCTACCCATGTTTGGAAAAGTTGCAATGGCATCAAACAAAGCAGAGCCGTGCACACTGACATCTGTATCAGGAGCCGTGTTGCGTCCTGCTAACGTTAAAGGATTATCTGCCACTCTTTGTTTAATATCATCGACAACATTGACATCGTAATCCATTTGTTCACGAGCCTCTTTTTGCCTTTTCTGTAACGCCGTTAACGTTTCATCTTCTGGAATAATTCTAGCGTTGGATAATTCATTTCCTTTGGTTGCGGGCAGATCAGAAATCTCATTTTTTGGTTTCATTAAACCTTTAATGCCTGAATAGATTTTTTTACCTGCACGACCAATAGGGGTTTTTGCTGCGATGCCGGTAATGATACCCGCACCGATACCAAGTGCACCTAGATTTTCACGATTCTGTTCTTGAATTGTTTTCTCTTGCTCTGCCATACGCTCTAGTAGTAGTTATAGGTTTTCTCAGGACGATCTTCATCATCTTTATAATCTGAGTATAACTCAACAAAGTTTCCTTGTCTGTATCGTAGTATTGCCTGAGTCGTGGAATCAACATAGTCATCATTGGCGCCATGCGGAAAGGCGGCACATTCGTCAATCACATCTTCTGCAAATTTTTCACCATACGGATACCACACGGCTCCACTTTCAAAGACGGGTGCACAACTGTTAACTCTCGTATGTTTGTCATTTCCTCTGGTAGGCGTGAATGGTACCACTGGAATACCCATTCTTCTAAACTCCTGGGTCAGTGGTTCGCCAGACGCTTTTTGTTCGACAATAATGGTTTCAGGTTCCCAATACTTTTGTGCATCGAGAGCCACGGCTTTAAGTTCTGGAAAGTCATACTTACCGCGAATGGCATCGAGTAAAATAATATTCGGTGCCCCACCTTCTTCTGGAAAAAATACTCCCCAAGTGGTAATTGCAGAATAGTCAGCGGTTTCTTTTTTCGAGAACGCCGTATCATAACTTTGAATAACATGTTGTAACATAGGTAAAGTATCTTGTTCCCACGGCTGCCACCAGTCGCGTTTGATAATAGCGCCTTCTTCTGAGGTTGGTTCTTGCATGTATTGTGCTGACCAGTTTCTAATTGGAATAGATGCTTTGATTTTTTCTAGCTCTTCTAGCTCCCAATATTCTGGCCACACTGGGTTCCCTGAGTCGAGGATCGCTGGAAACGAAACTTGTTTCCATGAATCTGCTTTGGGTTCGGTTTGAGCCTTCAAGAGCCTTCCCGTTAAATCGTCCTCGGCCCATCGGGTCATAACAACTAGGATCGAGCCTCCTGGTTGTAAACGTTGTCTGGGTCCTGAAGTGTACCAGTCGTACGCACGTTCCATGGCAGTGTCCGACATAGAATCTTGCTCCGTGTGGGGGTCATCAATAATCAATAAATCCGCACCACGGCCCGTGATGGACGAACCAACTCCAGCAGCATAGTATTCACCACCTTGATTAGTTTCCCATCTACCTTTGGCTTTGGAGTCCTCACGCAGTTTCACATCACCAAAGATTTGTTTGTACTCTGGTGAGTCAATAATGTTACGAACCTTAGCTCCGAACCTTGCGGCAAGTTCTGTATTGTGAGAAACCTGCATAATTTTTAATTTTGGATACTTACCAATAATCCAAGCAGGGTAGTAAACAGATGCAAATTCAGATTTAGTATGTCTAGGTGGCATATTAATTAAGAGCCTCCCTTTTCTTTGGTCTGCGATATCAGTAAATTCTTTAGCTATAATCTGATGATGGCCCCACTGGCTTGGATCTTTTGATTTTCTACAAATAAAATCGGGCCAGACTTCTTGAACAAAAGCTAAAAAATTATCCTGACAAAGCTTTACATGCTGTATCCAAAGCTTTTCTACTTCGAGCCTCATTTGTTCTGTGGTCATTAGGTCTGTCTGCATAAGCTAATTATAACCATATCTAGACTTTTTGCTAGTATGTGCATCTATGAAATAGGATATATAAGAGGTTTTTGCTGTAAGCTGGGGCTTGTGCGTGGCGTGTGATAAAGAGCATCAAAGCATATTGCATCTTGGATTGAGCCTTGTAAATCATAGGCAAAAAAAATGCGACTTCCTTGTCGCATTAAACTTCTAGCAAGTTTTAAGACTAGTCTATTCTCTATCTCCTACTATTTTTTTCATTAATGGTGAGACACCTACAGCAATATCATTCAACATGTCTTGCGATTGAGCTGTGCCTTGATATTTTAATAGGCTATCCATAATTACTTTTTCAAGTAATGCAGAAAATACAACATAGTTAACTTTATTATCTTCCATGAATTCTGCTACTTGCGATTCGTTAACTTCTGCTACTTGATTATTAACAAATTGTACTAAGTCAAAGTTAGGCATTATTCTTCTCCTTTAATAGTTAGCTCATTATAAGATGTAATAGTAGTATTACCTATTAACAATTCGTCTATTGTACTGTTAGCAATAACACCCATGCTTTTTATAGTCTCAATTACATTTTTGTAATCAACAGTATTTCTGCATTTAGGTGTAAGGTAGAAATTAATTGCAACATCATCAACATTGATTGCAATCGTATTGCCTTTTGATTTTTCAATAATAGCTAAAACATTTTTTCTACTATCTTTATATAATGCTTTATCACTATCATGTTGAGTTTTAAAATCTATGAAAGATTGCAAATATTCTCTTTCATGTTTTTTAAGTAATGCAGTTTTAGTAACTACAAATTTTTGGTTAAGATTTTGTAAATTCATATTTTTACTCCTATTGGTTATTAATAAAAAACTTACTCTTATATATTACTCCTATTATCTCCCATGTCTACCTATATATAGCAAATAAGTGAAATTAATTTTATGCAGATGTAGCAGGAATTTCTCTGCAGGAAGCTTCCGTATGTATATATAAGATCCCCCAACCCCCGACCACGCAACGGCGGGACGGGGAACAGAGTATGGAAAGACGAGCTATGGACGAAGCTGGTGTGTGCCCCGGTAACCTTCGGCTTTATATATAAAGATCAGAAATCGAGAGCACGCCACGGCGGGACGGCGGGGGCTTCAAAAGAAATGTGCAGCGGTGAAGATCAGACCAAGCAAGAAGAGTCCTGGCATCCAGAACGCCAGGACCAGGAAGACGCAAGCGAGAAACATGAGTATGCCCATCACACATCGGCGTCGGGACGAGCTTCGGTATCAGCCTCACCCTTAGCATCAGACTCTGGCACCGGATCTTGGTGCTCCGGTATCTCTATGACCACGAAACCATCACGCTCAGTCACAACGGCGTTGGGATTCAATTGTAGCAGTGTATCAATTAACATTTGTACCTCCCTTCACGGTTCTTGAGATCTTTTTTATCTTGCCAATCTAGAATGATCAGCAACACGAGGGCCACGGCCATGGCACCGAAGGCAAACCCTATAATAAATGTTGTAAGCATCTGTTTCTCCTTTGTTGTTGTTTAGATCATCAGTGTCCCATGTATCCCCATACATGTCAACATTATTACAACCATGAGCAACTTTCTCAGGACCTGGTGATGCTATCCTTTATATATAAAGACAAACTGGATCGCTTCCCAAAACGGGACGGCGGGAGCAGACAAAAAAAACCCCCGAGCCGAAGCTCAGGGGAAAAAGTGAGGTTGTATTAACTTAACCGATAATCAACCCCTTCGAGACGGGAGACGGGGGTGTTGTCTCCCAATGAAGTCCTTTTCAGTCCTAAGTTACCTTTAACATATCTCAAAGCCCCCTGACTGTCTACAAAAATCTGCAAAGTCTTGAACATTCTCAACACTAAACGGATAACTGTCGTCCCACGACTTTTGGCTATAAAGATTCTCCCACTCTTTATTTTGTATTTCTGGATAATTAGTTGGAGCTATATCTTTGTTACCAGTCAGCTTGATTACACTTTCACGCAAAGCACTCATTTTTTCTTCAATGCCTTTGTTGAACTCTTCAGCTTCTGCCATAGACTTTTCAACTATCATCTGATATTCAGCAGTGTGTCCTTGCTTGATTAAAGCTTCTAAAGTGTTGGCAATTCTAATAGCTGTATCTTCATCAACTTGATGACCACTATTCTCATGCCAACGACCGTACTCATCTTCAGAAATCTGATCAGTATTCTCATACACATATTGAGCTAGTCTTCGCCACCACCAAACATTATTGCGAAAGTACACACCTTTGTTGGCATCTTCATATTTCTCAGATTGCTCAAAGTATGCTTTTTTTTCCTCGCCTGATGGATTAGTGTCCCAATCAATCTCAGGCTTTACGCTATCTTCTCGTATTGTTGGATTCAATCCATATACATCAAAACCCATAATCATATCCTCTCTTTTTTGTTTACTTACATCTCCCATGATATCAAAGATAACAAGAATGTAAAGACATTATCTGTAAACAAATTACCTTTATGCTTGAAGCATCTGAAGGAGGCCCGGAAAAAACCGGGGTATCCTATCCTTATATATAACAGACCAAGATCCGTCGGGACGGCGGGACGGCGGGGCGTGAGCCACAGGCTTCTCCAGCACGGAGGCGTCCTGGTTCACGGATCCTGGATGCCAGGGCTTTTATATATAAAGAGCAACGGGACGGGACGGGGCAACGGGACGGCGGGACGAGCTTCAGGAAGGAGGCGTCGGATCCTGGGGATGGGATGCCTGGATCAATATATTATATAAGTTATCGACGGCAGGACGGGACGGCGCGGGACGGGACAGCGATACTGCGACGCCTGGCTCACGGATCTCGAGAAGTTCCAGCTCGGTCTGCGAGGCATGCACATTAAGAATACGGACGATACCACCCGCCTGCTGATGATTTAAATGCCAGTTAACCTGAAACTTAGACAGCCCACAATTCTTAGCATTTGTTGCTTTCAATTCTAGCCAAAACGAACGGCCTTCAATACAGCCATAAACGTCAGGAATTCCGTTGATTGTAGAGGATTCTATACGAGTTAAATGCCAGTTCTTACGACCTTTCTGAAGCTGGTTAATTCTTTTCCACAATTTAGCTTCTTTGGTAGCCATACAGGGTGCTATATCTTTATAAGTTAATTTATTATACGATTATATCATGGAACAAAAAATGGACAAATACGGAAATTTAACTATATCACTTTTTGATATTTTAGATCAACAAGATGACGCTAAATTTATTTATTTTTATTTAGCGTTAGATAGACCAATAAAAAAAATTATTGAAAATGCTTTTTATGTTGCATACACCAAAAAATTATTAGACAGAGATAATCCAGACATAATTCACCATGAAGAAAATGGTGTGACACATATTGAAGTCCACCCACAAGACATCATAAAAAATATAGAAATTATTAAAAAAATTTTAGCTACTGATGTGTTTGAAGATGAAAACGAATAAACCAAAATATCCACTATATATCGTAATATGGAAAGACCATACTGGTAATGCTTCTTGGCAGAGTGTTGAAGAAATTCACAAAGAAAAATACATAATAGCCTACAGTATTGGCTATCTATTATCTGAAGATAAAGAATGTGTAAAATTATGTAATACTTACACCTCTGATGGTGGTTGGGGTGGATTAGATCTTATTTTAAAATCTTGTATTGTGGAGATGTTCGAATTAGAAATACTTGATTAATCGTTGCCCTGAACAATTATAGTATTAGCTCCAATTTTATCTTCAAGTTCTTTTAGTCTGTTTTCTAATTGTTCTCTACTCATGCCCTCTAAAGTATTGTGAGTTATTTCCTTCTTATCAATGTACTGACCAGCTAACTGGCCTGATCTGAATTCAGCATTTATAGCGGCGGTATATTGACCTTTCTTTTCACTACCGTCGCGTAACCTATCCAGTATTTTATATCTTCTTAACTTATCTTTCTCGTATTTAGCCTGTTCCTCGCTTAATCTTCTTTCTAGGAATCTACACACATGTGGATTTATTTCAGGATTTGTAAGTCTACTACCTAAGACCATAGCTGAATTTTCACTTTTTGAACTATAGCCTGCTTTAATAACAGCATCTTTCTTGGAGATTATACCCCAGTCAGCAACTAAAGCGTTAACAAACGCTACTTGTTTTTCAGTTAAATCATCAAATGTTTTCATTGTTTTTGGTTTACTTGGCACCTATGCACCTCCTTACAAATAATATTTTAAATAAAATTTCCATAGTCGCCTCCTCTGTTTTCCATAGTTTTTAAGGAATATTCCTAGTAAGCTATTGTCTATAATCCTATTCATACAGTGTTTTCCATACTTTCCTTAATTCCTAGCTCTATACAAATAATATTTTTTATTTTTTTTGTATAGAAGTGCTTAGGTGTAAATTATATCCTTTTGTCTCGTCATCATGTCAGTTAATTGCTCATCGGTAACATTATAAACAATTGCTTGAGTTATCAATTGTTTTATTAATCCCTTTTTGTCATCAAAATACTCTGTATTCGGCTGTCTGTATTGTGCATATAGGTTGTGTAGCTTTGTTTCGGAGATCTCCTCTGTCTCTGGTCGTACGCCGATGAGCCGTACGCCGGTAACCGATAGCACCTGGTCCTTGATCCGATGTACCCATTCCTTGCTCCTACCAATCTTTATGTACCCTTGTTCATTTTCTAGAAAATATATGGTTGCCGGTGTTCTCTCCACCTCAAACAGATCCTCGTAGCTTTTACCTTCTTTCACTAAAACATCACACTCCTTGACCCTGGTTCGTGCTTCTTCAATCGTCATAATAGGCCAGTAACCTATGACCTTTGATTTATGTACTTTATTGTATCCGTAATCAAATATAAAACTATGCGTACCTTTCTTTGATGCACTGACCAGTAAATTTTTAGTCAAAGCATCACGCACATAAATATATTTTACTTTTAAAAAATCAGGTTGCCAATTGTTTAAAAATTCTTCCGTCACTAAAACAGTCAAATCTTTAGTAGTTTTTCGAACCATAACACATTCTCCTTACTACCAAGCTACTTGAATACTCTAACAAAATCAACAAGGTGCAAAATTAGCGTACTTTCATTCAGTTAAAAAAAAAAATAATCTCGCACCCTATGCCAATACTGATAAAAAAACAGTGCTGACATATTCCGTTGATGTTAAAAAAACTTCTTCTCTTAACGTGTTGACTCTTTTCCTAGTCATGCGTTGTTTTTCTTTATCAGGCAGATTTTTCATGCGATTATAAAGTTTGTCATACTTTAACCACATTAACTGACGCTTGGTAAAACGTACATTTTTTTCTTTTAACGCTTTGACATAAGCTTCTTTAACTATGTCTGGTTCGAGTTCCGCGCAGATACAAACATTGATAAAGTCATCACACATCGAGATAATCCAGTTATGTGCTCTTAATTTTTTAAGTGAGTTCTTACGATCCGAATGTTTAACAAAAGTATCTTCAAAAGCATTAAGAATAACACAGCGCCAAAGTTTCGCTTCAGGTGATAATTCGTCCTGTTCTAATATGTTACGAGCCAGGTTAATGCCAATGGCTCTTAATAGATCGGTTGATGCTTTCACTAATGTCCGTATGCCCTAATTAAGTAACCTATAATTTTTTCATATACCTTGAGGACACTTTTATCACACTTTATTTCCTTTTGAAAGTTATAATCTCCAACAATACCAGCAATAAACTCGTGTTTATCTTCACAAGACATCTTATCTACATCCGCTAAAGAAAATCTGGCAAAATCCATATCTAAGATTTCTTCCCAGTTTAAATCTACTTTTTCTAATTTTATACCCATACTTTAATTGTATTGGTAAAATTATCATTGGTCTACCTTCTTACCGCCTTGTAAGACTTTTAATGTTTGTTTTTCTGCTTTTAAAGGTTTTAAAGTTGTACTTGTTTTCACATCTTTAAAAATCTGTTTTGCATCTGCTTTGAAGTCATAAACATCCGCATGGTCAGACCCAGCGTCATAACCAAATTTATCGCCCATCAAAAGTTTAGCTAAAGTATTGACATAAAGTAAATATTCTTTTTGGTTTTTACAAGTTACGCTTAAATATATTAATAGGTATTTTAAATCATTCATTTTTATCACCGTAAGATCCTTCAAAAGTATGTTTCCAACCAACATGACCGGTACCTTCACAATATTTACATATGTTTAATAATTTATCGTTGCCGACAAATCTGTCTTTTTCTGGTGTAAAATATCCATTGCCTCTGCACTCAGGACAAAGAACATAAACTTTCTCTGGTGTACTCATAAAACCACCCTATCGTTACTGGCTGCTTTTAATTCTGCAATTTCTTTTTTCTCCGCCCTCTTTGCTGCAATGGCTTCTGATATTAAAATATCTAGTTGATCACTAGGGGATCTTTTTTCTTTCTTACAATATTTTTTATACTTTTCGTATACATCTAAGCGTATCGCTACGCTTTTCCATTTAGTTGTATCCATAATAACAATCTCCACTATGTTAAATTAATTAATAATTGTTATTCGTCTTCCGTGATTCTATTTTTTTGTTTTAGTAAAAAAAATTATAAAAAACTAAACCTATTACCACCATTGATAGTTTAGGAAAAACAATAAGCATGAGGACAGCGCCACCTAATAGGTACAATATCCACATGATTAGCGTTTCTCTAATTCATCATCAATCAAAGATCTAACTATTTCCGTGCTATCGTATTTATCAAAAGAATATTCTAAATTTTTTATTAGACACATAGCATCATCTCTTGTTTCTTCAGTCGTTCTTGATAAAATTTTATCAACGTGCTCTATCATGTCTAAAAACAAAACAGATTTACTTTTTAAATTAATCTGCATTTTCTAACCTATCCCTGATAGCTTTTGTTTCTTTAATTAATTCTTCTATAGACACACTTTGTCGTCTGGCTATAGTTATAGCAAGATATTCATGATGACTTTTATTTCTTGTCATAGATTCTTTATAAAAAGCATGATACCACTCAAGCATTAATTCCAAGTTAGAAAAATACTTTAAAAACAAAGGATTTTCTTTAGTGGCTTTTTTAAATTCTTCACCTATATTTATATCATCCATCATCTTCTTCCTCTTGTTGTTGTTGATCTAGTAGTTCTTGATGTGCCCAAATAGCATCTTCATGAAGTTCTAGTTCATCAGAAAGTTCATTTAAAGTTTGTTGACCACTTGCACTCATACGTTCAAGCTCCCAGTACAAGTCGTCAACTAGTTTCCAAATCCTTGTCTTTTCTGGCTCAAGCATCAAAGTTTTCCTCGCTTACAAAAAGCTCTAACTTGCCTACATAATTACCGTTTATATCTAACAATCTATTTTTAATAGACTTGTCAAATTTTAAATTTGACATTGCTTTGTTTAAAATGCGTTGAACTTCTATATCATTTTCATCAAATGCTTCGTTCTCAGTAACCATTTTAAGACATAAAAATATTTCTTTTGACATTATAAGTCTCCAATTATTTTAATTAATAAATATAAGGCCTCGTTTTTCGCATTTTCAGCTTAGGTGAGTCGCGGATCCGTTTATACGCTTTCACTCACTACCTTATATAATTTACTTTAATTAGCGGAATTCAAATCCACGCTCATCAAGTATTATCCATTATCTGATGTTTTATGGGAGATGTCAACAGAAATAATTGCGTGTCCTATAAACCACGCTATCTGTGGTACAATGGCGTTACCTAGTCCTTTGATTCTTCCAACTCTACCTTTGTCCAGTTCATAGGAAATCCCATCAGGAACTCCACAAAGTTCGGATTGAGCTTGCCACCAGTTTTCTTCGGCAGTGAATTGGAAAGCATCTTCTGCTTCGCTGTATCCATGTTCTTCCAATCTGCTGCTTGAGGTGTCGGATACTGTTCCTGTCTCATCATCATGGTCGGTAGACTGTCCGAGTTGCGACTCATTGATGCTGGACTTAGCGTTGAGTCCTTGTAATCCCTCGCTGCTGGTGTTGGATACATCTTCTCCAGATGATGCACTGCATCCTTCAGCTTCACGCCATACCTCACGCCCTTCTTGTTCTTCCTGGAGAAACTGCCATTGTGGAGTTCGACATTCTTGACCACTCCCCCTTCCAGATCGCAGGCTCTCGGTGTCGGATACATTCTCATGGTTTCTGGGTCTACTTGCTCTCTGAGATTGCTCGGCTTGGTTCTGCCCTTGCTTTCTGGACTTCTTGGTGGCAAGTGATCCATTGTGTTCGGAGTAGCCAATAATCCAGAGCCTTTCCCTTTTGTGCCACGCACCAACGGATGAAGCTGGAATAATAAATGTCCTTGTGTCGTAACCTTCACTCGCCAAGTCCTCGAGTACGGTGTCAAGACCAAGTTTAATGTGTCCACTAACGTTTTCTCCAACAAACCAAGTGGGCTTGCACTCTTGGACAATTCTAAAAGTGTCTGGCCAGAGGTGTCTTGGATCTTCTTCGCCTTTTTGTTTGCCTGCGACACTAAAAGGTTGACAGGGGTAGGAACAAGTGATGAGGTCAATGTCATCAACTCCTGTTGTTTCTTTGATATCTTCATAAGTTAACTCCTTCAAGTCATTAAATATTGGTATGTTTGGAAAATTTTTTTGCAATACTTGTTGCGGATATTTGTCTATTTCACAAAAAGCTACCGTGTTAATACCAAGCTCACGAAAAGCTAATGCCCAACCACCAATACCTGAACACATATCAAGATGGTTCATAAAGCTTCTCCAAAATCTTTTCCTAATGCTACATCTACTAAACTAGGAACTTTTAATTTAATGCAGTTTTCCATTTTATCTTTAATAATTTTGACGTCATTATCATCTTTAATGCTAAAACATAATTCATCATGTATTTGTAGCATAGGCAGATACCCTTCTTTGTAACAATCAACTACAGCTTGTTTGGTTTGATCAGCAGCACTACCTTGAATAAGACGATTAAGTGCTTTGTAAGTAAAAGCTCGTTTTATGTTGTCAGCGCCATATTTAGCTGAGGCATTATCAAATCGCTCTGCTGTGTGTATTCCAAAGTCTTTAGGCTCCCACATATCAAAACGACATTTTCTGCCTAATTTTGTGCGAATTACGCCCTCTGAAGACGCTTTCTTCATACATTTATCTGATAAAGCTTTCACAAATGGAGCTTTAGTGTTGTATTTACCGATTAAATTGCTTGCTTCATCAGGATCTACCCCTAACATAGTGCCTAATTTATTCTTACCCATGCCATACATGAGCCCTAAACCAATAGTTTTAGCTTGTTTACGCTCTATACCAATCAAATCTGCTACTGTTTGATGAAAGTCAGCATCAGCATTAGCATACGCTTCAACCAATTCTTGAGATCCTTCGTAACCTTCCCCGATAGATGCAGCATAGTGCACCACGAGTCGTGGTTCTTGTTGCGAATAGTCAAAGCTACCCCACTGGTGACCCTCTTCTGGTAAAAATAAACCCCTAATCAAAGGACCAAATTCTTTTGATCTAGCTGGCAGTTGCTGTAAGTTCGGATGAGACATGGATAGCCGACCACTTATCGTGCCACCTCGGTCGTTCTTGATCTGTCTAATCTCTGCATGAATACGACCCTTATGTTCAAATTTCATAATTGAGTTTAAAAAAGTATTATGAAACTTGTTGATCTCTCTTGCCTGGACAATGTACTTACTGATTTCTTCTTTACTGTTTATCAACCAGTTTTGCGTAAAACTTGGTTCGTCGGTCTTGGTTCGTGGATAGTCAATCCCTAATTTATCAAACGCATGACCAATTTGCCTTGCTGCCCAAATA